TACATTTTCATTTTCATATACTATTTTTTTAGTTTTAAAATAAGATGCTAAATTAGTTTGTTTCATTCCTATTTTAGTAAAAACTTGATTTTTAATAGCTTCATTAAACATATCTTCGGGATCTTTCATTACAATTTCTAAAAATTGACAAGTTGGATTCATAATTTGATTTGTTAAATAGAATTTATAATCTACCTGAAGTTTATTTTTCTGAATATAGTCTGGATGTTCAATTTTATCACCTTGTAATATTTTATCTTCCTTACCTTGTGCTTTCTTTTTACTCTTAATATTATTCTCATTTATTTCAACTGCAACATATGGAATTCTCTCGTTTGTCGCTGGTTCATTTCCAGGATCTCGTTCTGCCATTCGTTGACACAAAGTTACATGAGCAATACCACATTGTACTTCTTTCCATGGCCATGGTCCACTGCATTCACATTTTTTACCTAGAGTTGTACATTGACTTCCTCTTGGATGTTTCCCATCTAGTCTTTTCCCTTTATACTTTCCTTTTAATGTTTTAGATGTTACATAATATCTAATAGGAAATTTACCTTCGATAATATCATATATAGATCTTCTGATAAAATTAATTCCAGCTTGTCTATCTAGATCAATCATCCATTTCTTAAGTAATCCACCTACAACTTTCTTAACAATTGGTGCATTATCACGTCTCTTGAGTACAAGACCCATAGATGCTACTTTATATTTTTTATCATCTTCTTCGTATTTCTTACCAATATATCTCTTCTTGCTTACAATAATCCATGGACAAAATACTTTCTCATATGATAGTTCCTGTGGATATTGTTGTCTAGCTTGAACAAGTTTAGCTGTTAATTGACCTAGAATAATCGCAGGCATAATTGTTTGTGGACCTGATACTGGTTCACCTGTTACTTTATCAGAAAAGTTTGGTCTATTAAATACAGAATCTGTATCACCATATAAGGTTTCTGGTTTAAATGTATATTTATCCATAACTTCAATAGTTTTTTCAATAGCCCATTCTCTATCTTTAATATTTGGTTTACCCATTTTATCTTTCAATTCTTTATTAAAGAGTTGATCTAGTTTTGTAGGATTATCTTTATGTTCATAAATTTGTGTCATAATTCTTAAAAGATGGTTTTCAACGAAATCTCTACCAAGCTCTAATTGTTTACGACCAACTGCAGTTGTTGATGCTGCAAGTTCTAACATAAAGATTGGACTTGTTTTTGCACCCAGTTGACCATATAGAGAATTAGCAGTTACTTTAAGAGCTAATTGTTTACCGTCCATAATACTTTGAATGAATGGATCCTTTTCACTCTCCATAAGTTTTCTTGTTGCTTTTCTTTCACCAAGTAAATTCATAAGAATTTGTGGTAGAGTACCATATGATTTTGCTTCAAAATTTGGATCTTTCTTTTTAGCGTAAGTACATGTTGTAGTTGTACCATCATTGTTTTTAAATGTAACTTCCTTATATTCATAATCAGGTAGATTTGTATATTTAGGATCAACAACTAAAGTTTCATGTGAAATATTTGTAGCAATCATAGAACTAGGATATAGAGATGAATAATCATTTACCCACACACTTTCTTCATAGAATCCAACAGTTGGTTCAAATACAATAGCACCTTCATATCCTACATCATCTTCACCTTCTACTACTGCAGCCCTTTTTAATACCGGCATTACATAATTTTCTTTTCGATTAAATTTAGCTACTAGACTAAAAATCTTTACACCTTGACCTCTTAAAAAGATGTAAGATAATGGCACAGAACATACATTTGCCATAGCAATATTATTAGTTAATACTTGTAATTTAATCAAAAGTTTAAGTACTAACACGCAATCTTGAATACAATATTCTGCAACAACACGACGTTCATATGATGATTTACGATAACATGCAAAAATTTCATCTGGACCTATATCATCTTTAACTAGGGATGCTTTATACTTTTTACATTTATCTTTTAATGATATTAGATCTGCAAAATCATCATAATGTTTATCAATTACTAAATATTTATCAGTATAATTAATATCCAAGATTTTAATTTTATCAGTAATGTGTTCAACGCCTTCAATTTCATCATTTTCTAAAATTTCAATGTAGTTGCCTATTTGAAATTCTTTTGGATTTTTTATAAATACTTTATTTTCTTCGAATTTAACAATATCTTGATTGATAAAGTTTTCGGCAACTCGATCTAATTTATATGAATCTAGTTTATGATCTCTTTGAACTACTTTTAGTAAATCAATTTGAACACGACCTGGCATTTCAAAAAATTTCAATAGATTATCACCCAGAGCAGAGCTTGAAAGATTCTTTACTTGAAATTTAGATTTTTTATCTTCTAAACCCATATATCTACCTAGTTGACAAAAATCAGATTCAATATCAAATAATTTTACTCTTTCATATAAATATTCATTATCAAAACCAAATGTATTATAACCAGTAATAATATCTGGATCTTCCTTACGAATTAAATCTCTAAATGCTAATAACATTTCAGGTTCTGATTCATAAGATAATACATTTACATCATTAAATTGATCACAATCTTTAAGTGATAACATAATTTTTTTATAAGGTTCTGGTTCACCATATTTTTGGAAGACACATCCGATTTGAATAATTGGATTTTCAATATCAGAAGCTATTGGAAAAGATCCATCATGAGAATAACATTCTAAATCAAAAGATAGAATTCTAAATTTAGCTGCTTCTTTTTTATCAAAGCGCTCCAAGTCAGAATAATCTGCAACTGCATAAATGTCTGTATATTCTCTTTCTTCAGTTTCGTAATTATGAATTTTAATCCAACCACAAGTATCTGTATTAATAATATGATTAAAACGAATATATGGTTCAATATTTGATTCATAAATTTGAAATCTTTTTCTACCTTTGTATGGATTACCATTTGGACATGGAATATCTTCGTTAAATATTTTTTCTAATGCTTTGAATGTATATGTATCATCAAAGAAGAAAACAATAAATGGAAATAATTTTCCCGCAGTAAATCCACGAGCTTTATGTTTTTTAATCACCTTATATATTACTTGTTTTTTATAACCTTCATCATCATTATATTCATCATCTGTTAAAACAACTGCATTAGTTTTTTTATTTGCAAGATGACTATTTAATAATGTTATGAAAGATTCTACCTCATTGTTTTTCCAATCTTCTGGAATTTCTACAAAGAAATATGGCCTAAAGTGCTCTACACGCAATACAACAGATTTTTCATCCATTGTACGACCATATAAATTGATAAAATATTTAGTTGGATGAATAATTCTTGGTTTCTTTGTTTTATAATCAATTTGTTCAGTCTCAAGATCTATACGTTCATTGTATTCCTGCCAATCAATAATTTGAAAGATTAAATCTTTACTCATTTTATATAATCTATACTTTATTTTTTATATAACAATTATAAATCAATTTTTATTCTATTTTAGATGTGTTTTACAAATAAGTGATATAAAAAAATAAATATGCTATATAAAATTCTACTTTAATTCTTTGCAGCATTTAAGATTTGGTTCATTAAATTTAATATATCTAGGGTATCTATTTTTCATCTTATAATAAAGATCAGTCATATCAATACCTAAAAATTTATTAGTATATGGATTTTTTTCACCAAGCTCTGGTTCAGGAAATACTTTTATTCTAGGTTTCCAATTATTTGGAATATGGGGTTTAGTATGACCAAATACTTGAGAGTCAGTAACAACAAGAAATTTATTTGATAATCCATTTAGTGCACACGGACATTGATTATTTTCATTCATAACTACTACATATACTCTAGTATCATCTTTGTACATTTTATAAGTATCAGAAATAGAAAGAATATTCAATGTACGAAGCCATTGATATTTTTTGCAAATTGGATTCCAAATATTAATCATTGGAGTCGTAAACATTTTTATATATAATTATAAATGAATATATGTAATAATTATTAAATTCATTTTTTATTTAATATAGAACACTTACTAGGTGGTTCTTCAACTTTATATAATTGATTAGGATATTTAATTCTTAAATCATTATAAACATCTTTTAATTGATCACATTTTGTAACACTATTTATCATATTATCAGTAACTAGAAAAAATTTCATACATTTACATTCATTTGTTTTAACTAAATATACACTTCGACTAGATCTATAAATAGATTGATTATAAATACCATGAAATGAATTTATAATTTGTGCAGTAACAACTTTTTTACATATTGGATTCCATATTCTAATACCTACCATTTCTTAATTAATATATATTATAACATATTAATAAATTATCAATTTTTAACTTAATTTTTTAATATCAAATTTAAATATACAACTAATAAAATATTTTTAATTTCAAACTCTGCAAGTTTTCCTTCTGCATATCCATCACTATGACCTCTTATTAAATTAAAATCAATTGTAGCATCTTTTAAATGATATTTCTTTAATATACTAAATCCACCTGGATGATCGTTATAATTAGTTAAATCAAACCAATGATTATCAATTTTAATATAGATTTTATCATCTATTGGAAACATTGTTTTAATTATAATATAATAATATATTATAAATAAATAAATCAATTATTTTAGACATCCTCATCTAGTTTGTATACTAGCATATAAGCATGAGGTGAAATAGGAATACCAGTACATTCAATTTCATTTACTTTATCATCATTATAGTTATACCACTTGTCACTATTTTTTGAAAAATTAGTAAAGTGTCCACCTTCATATCTACCCATATGATTAATACCACCGACAAGTGAATAATTACAATTATCAGAATTTTTAATCATTAAATGTCTAATATTGATTTTTTCATCATATCCTACAAGATTACTTACTTTAACAATATTTACATTATTGTTATGAACAATCTGTTGAAATCTCTTGAGATGAAGTATTAGATATTTTGGATTCTTGTAAATTTTTGTTTGTTGCAAAGCTTGTACTTTTTGTTCACAACCGTCGCAATGCCACATATTTTTTTCATCCTGTTGTTCAGCTTTAAAGAAATTATCAATTAGATCAGATAGTCTAAAAATATTCTTATTTTTAATTTCATTAAGACAAAATTTAGTAATAATTTCTGTATCTGATGTCTTTTCTTTCAATTCCTCTACTTTTTCTTCATACAATTTCTTAAAAATTGTAGATTCTTTAATTTTTTCATCATCTAGTTCTGGAAAAGACAGAGATAACATAAAAATATTATCAAAATTATATTTCATATGATTACAATTTGGACACTTGGTTAAGTTACAAACAATTGATTGAAACATGTCAGCAATTTCAGAATAATTTTTTGAAAGATTCTTATAATATTTTAGTGCAAAATAATCTATTGCTTTATCAAAATTTTCATCAATTATTTTTAGTACATTTTTATCTTTCTCACCACTCTCTTCTGAATAATAAGAATCGCATATTTTAAAAAAATCTACTAGTTCTGGCTTAATTTCCATTTCTAAATCAATAGATTGAGTAATTTCTTCATGCAAATTATCTAGTAAGAATTGCATTGCTTCATGACTATCTTGTTGTTGATATCCTAGAAGTGATTCTCTTTTTTCAACAAACTTATTTCTAAAACTTTGAGGTTTTAACCATTTTTGATTAGTTTTCCATAGATGATTAATAATTTGGTAAGTACGGTAAAAAAGAGAATCATCTAGATCTCCTTTTAGTGAACTAACGAAAGAACCATCAATTAGAAACTTTCTGAAATCATTAAGATTACTCAATACTTGGAGCACGGAATTAAGATAACATGTATTCCCCATATTAAATAATCCAACAATTCCATTCTTTGATTCTTCTTCTTCCTCCGAATCATCTACAAAACTTGCAGATGTAATTT